AGTTGTTTCTTACATCCACAGTGCGAAGAACCTCAACTAGCCGAGGGACCTTGGCAGCAGATAAGCGGGAACCGTATTGGTTTACGGAACAGGCGAAAATGCTGAACGGTCTATCTCGGGAGGGAGGAACTTGCCGATGTGGCCTCAGAACATGACTTCCAGTGGAGAAGGGTAGAAACTCATACCTTCTCCTACTTGCGCGTCAAACGCGTCAAGTAACCCCGGAGCGGTCGCAATCAAGCGAGACCGCTCCTCTTGTTGCCGCCATGTAAAATGCGGCAGGAAGATGCCATCTTTGTCTTCCTCTTCGCTCAATTCGAAACAAGGTCTTCTACGAGCCAGGGCAGCTTGTATGTTTCGAAGCAGCGGGAGAATGTTCGGCTGATCCCAAATCTGGCCGAAATGATCGGAATGCGGGTCGATCTCTGCCCACAATCCGAGGGCATCAGTCCCTCCGTCAGGACAGACGGGGAACTGAATCTCCACTGGCGGAGTCACAGGATAGGCAGACTTCACTGAAATCTTCTCTCCATCTCGGGTCATCTCAGATCGAGACATAAGAGGGAGAAGAACCTCATCGAAACCTTCTTTCCGGTTTCGGTTCCAAGAGGTAGTCTGCGGCACCAATTGCTTTTCGGCGCCAATCGGACAGTATTCCTTGATCTTACGGAATGCTGCGTTCGCATGCGCGTAGCAGCCATAACTGTCCTGCTCTATCCCACGCCAAAGACTCGCCCACGGCAGTCCAGGAAGCAACGGCTCTATAGGAGCCGAATACTTCTTGAACAACTCCAAAGAACGGCCGCGTACCGCCGGGCACGATCGCAGTTTTTCACACTGGTCGTACACCAAGGTCGGAAACGCCCTCAGCCGCTTCAGCTGATCGTCACCCTCGTCCTTGGCCACAGAATAGGCCGAGTCCGATGATCCCTTAAGCTGTTTGTAGTTTGCTGTGTCGAGTTGTCGACGAAGACGGTCAAGTCGTTCGTTCAAACCCTCTGGCGGTGCCTCTAACTCCGTCACCATCTTTCCTTTTCCTCTGCCCGTGATCAAGCCAAAGTTCACGAACGGCACCTCGCGGACCTGAGAAGTGCTCGTTTTGGTTGATGGTAGAACACAACCGGCATACTCCCAAGGCTCCTCTGCAATCTCAGTTTTGATACTGAAGAGAGTGCTGTTGAGCTGTAGGTAGTCAGGCGACGCAAAGTTCTTTCCAGGGCTGGGATCAAACCCATAGCTCCGGATCACTCGCATCCAGCGAGCATAGAACTGATCGTCGCATTTGAAGCCGATATCGTCTCCATTGACTAGGACTGGCGGTAGGCGCCTCCAATGGTCCACTGGACCAGAGTGCTCTTCCACAGCCTGCCAGTACGCGGCGAGATTTGCCATACATAAAATCGGAAAACTAAGGGGATTCCCCATAAGCTGTCCGTTAGTCTGTCGGTATGTCTCGTCGAGTGTGACAGGACCGTCATCCAAAAGTCGCATGAACAATGGACTTACCACGTGTCCGGGCAAACCGGTGAACTGGTCGGTAGTAGGAGCCTTTGTGGCCCCCCAGGCAACATCAGTGTCGCACATGGTCTTCACACATGCGTCAAAGAGCACGGGATCAAGCTCTTTCAATGATGCCATAACTTTTTCCAAAAGGTAACGGGACACTTTGCCATTCAAGTTGTCCGTTGCTGCCGAGTAATCACCTGAGACCCATTGAGTGAAAACACGGCCCTGCTCGTTGGCGAGCTGATCGTACTCGTCTGCCATTTGTTGTATCATGGGCTCGGTAATCGGAGCACCAGTGAGAACAAAGCAGGAAAAAGGTTGAAGAGAAGCCCAAAGCTTCTTCTGAACCCCGATCAATTGGAAATAGTCACCGACCTGCGGTTTTGAGATCATACGTACCTTACCTGGTTCCTCTATCCCTGCTGGAACAACCAACGCAACTGGGTTGCGACTCTCCGGCCTTCGACGTCCACTCGCGGCTTCGATCTCCTCCTCCGTTCGACGAGTTCCCTCGTCGTCGAATTCGGGTACCTTAATCCACGTGTGTTCTGAAAAGGCATCAGCTAACCGTTCAGTGTTAGTGATAGGAGAGCGGACCTCGCGTATTGAAACGAGGGTGTCTCTGACCAAGCCTCCCTGGCGACGGGTCAGAACCGTGACAAATCCGTAAAATTGCCACGGTGCGATACGTTCCGAAACATCGAACATCCACTCCTTGGAAGGCCCCCATCCAGGAGC